TACAACCACATAAAACAGCAATGCCTTCTGCACATCGATAAACATCGTCAGCTTATCGCAGTCGATAGGAATTTTATCCTTTGCCAGTCCGTTGACTTTGCTGGCGATTTCATCGACAGTCAGCCTGGTTTCATCCGAATTGTCATCCGGTAGCGGATCATTCTGGTATTCACTTTGAAATGCCGCTTCATCCTGAAACTTCAAATTCATCGCATGCTGGAGCGCGGAAATTTCATCATGATTAAACCGATCTTCCCATGATACTTCAGCTCCGGCATTCATTGCCTCGCGGTTTTCACGGTAAAAGTCTGTTGCCGCATCGAAGTTGCCATCGGTTCGTAAAGATTCAGCCCTGATTTCAGCGTATTTATCCCAGAGCTTCATGTTGGCAGGGAATTTATACAACATTCGGGTCTTTTCGCCGTTCCAGTCGGGATGCTTGTTTTTATCAAGAATGGTATCAGCCATGTCACCGGGGCGGATGATAGTGCATGGCATCACACCTGAAATCTTTTGTCCCGGACCGGCCAGTCCGAGAATATCGCCAGCCAGTACCCGGATGCGTTTGCGGGTCTGTTCCAGGCTTCCTGCGGATTCGGAAGTCTGCGGGTCGTCGATAATGACCAGCGACGGACGCACGCTGCGCCCATCGGAGCGTTTATATTTCATTCCCCGGATACGACCGGTAATCCCGGCAACCCGGACAATAACTCCGCTTGCCTTGCTATCCTTGATGCTTGGCAGGACTATTTCGTTGCTTGTCCAGGTTATCCGGGTGCGTTCGCCGTTATGCAGCTGTCCGGCACAGCGGTTGGCTATGCCCTCCAGTGCCGCGATCGGGAAGCACACCTCCGGAAAATCTTCCGCCAAGATTTCGTTGACTTCCAGCTCGGTTTTGATACTGTCAAGGATTTCCAGAGCGGCTGATTCGGTTGAACCAATCAAGGTAACGAACTCGCGGTGACCATAAAGCATAGCCCATAATGCCGCTGTTTCCGAAAGGCTGCTCTTACCGGAACCGCGCGGCATGGCCATGGCGAACAATCCACCGGATAATACCGCTTTTTCAATTTTCTCAATCACCTTGAGATGATCCGGTGACCATGACAAGGCAAACGTTTCCGGGAAGTAGCTCTCGCAGAAAAGCTGAAAATTACATTCGCAGTCGCTTTTGCGCTGAATATTTGCCACATCCGGCAATGCTCCGATGTCGCGCCCCGCAAGGGATTGTTCCGCCTGCCGCTGGCGTTCGGCATCACGCCGTTCGTCATAGCTACGGCTGGAGTTTTCAGCGGGTTCAGCATGCTTCCGATCGAACAGCCAGGCAATGTATTTTACCAGATTGATATTCCGGGAATTGTCCGCTGCGGCGATCCTGAAGCCCACCCGGTTGAAATCCCGGTAGATGCGCGCCTGTGGCAGAACAAAACCAAGCTCGGTTGAATTTAACAGTCGTGCCGCTTCAACTGGACGGATTGAAGTAGGATTAATTTGAGCCATCGTCAGAAGTCTCCTTTGCCAAATATGCGGCATAAGTTATCAGGTTGAATGTGCCGTCGGTATTGACCGGAGCACCCGATGCAACATCCTCGGCTAGAGTTTCTTCGGAAATCGTCCGGCATCCGGCCTGTTTAAGCAGCCGCACGAGCATATCCGGCGGTAATGCGGTCAAAGATAAAGAGTTATCCATATTATTTGCCTTTATTTTGAAATATATGAAAGGGTTGATTTGCTATGTTTCGCTATTCAAGCTTGTATGTGTACAGTGAGTTCAAACCCTAACCAATGGAGGTCAAAATGAACACAAGCGAACTGAAAACCGGAACCATAGCAATGGTTAAAGTCGGACGCAACGAAGTCAAAGTCGAGGTACTCGAAGCCCTCGAAAATTCCTATCAGGTTAAAAGCCTCAGCTCAGGGCGGGAATTTACCGTCAAAAATATTGTCAGTATTGTCAGCCCGCCGAAAGAATCCGGCAAAAAGCTTTCACTTATCGACGCGGCATTTGCCGTCCTTTCCAATGCCGGAGAACCGCTGAATACCCGGGAGATGGTCAAGCTGGCGATTGAGGCCGGACTGTGGATGCCAACCTCATGCAAAACCCCGGAACAGACTTTGTATGGAAGTATCTTCCGGGAGATGAAAGTGAAAAGTGAACCCCGTTTCAGCAAAAGTGCGACACGCAAAGGCGCGTTTGTCGCAATGTCATAAGGTTCAGTTTACAGGCTCCGGCTTAATCGCCGGAGTTAATTCCTGCCAGTTGCATCCTTCGCCATGCTTGAATTCCGCATAACGGCGGCGGATTACATCGACGTATTTCGGATCAAACTCCATCATCCGGCACTTGCGGTTTGTCTGTTCGCAGGCAATCAGCGTCGAACCTGATCCGCCGAACAAGTCCAGCACGGTTTCGCCGATCTTTGAGGAGTTGAACAACGCTTTCTGTGCCAGCGTGGTGGGCTTCTGTGTTGGGTGGACATAATCACCGGTATGGTCACGCTTGATATCCCATACCGTCGTCTGACAGCGGTCTCCGAGCCATTCGCAGTTCTCATCCGCATGGCAGCCATAAAAGCACGGCTCAAATGCCCAATGGTAATCTGAATGCCCCAGGATCATGCCCTTGTTCCACATCAGCACCTGTTTCGATTTCAGCCCGGCATCTATGATAGCACTTTCGAACTGAATATGGTTCCGCGTGGCGTACCAGATATAAAAGGCACGCTTACTTTTCAGGTGAGCCTTGATATTTTTGAATGCCGCCAGCAGGAACTCCGACAGCTTGTCGCCACGCAGATCATCATTTTCGATAACCTCCCATTCCCGTCCGCCGGGATTATTAACGCCTTTGTAACTCACTCCATACGGCGGATCGGTAAACACCATGTCAACCTGCTGTCCGTCCATAAGGCGGGCAACATCGTCGGGACTGGTGGAGTCGCCGCACATCAGGAAATGATCGCCCAGTTGGTAAATCTCGCCGGATTGACTGACAGGCTCCTCGGGTACTTCCGGTACCGCGTCAGGATCGGTTTCGCCGTCGGCAACGGTGTTTTGACCGTTGAGCAGCGAGTCGAGTTCTGCGGCATTGAAGCCCAGCAGAGACAAATCGAAGTCCGCCATCTGCAGATCGGCCAGCTCCAACGGCAAGAGATCATAATCCCATTCGGCAATCTCACCGGTTTTATTATCGGCAATGCGATAGGCTTTTACTTGCTCCAGCGTCAGTCCTTTGGCAACATGAACCGGAACCGTATCCAGCCCGAGTTGTTTGGCACTGAGTAGCCTTGTGTGACCACAGATTATGACGTGGTTTTCATCAACGACGATGGGCGCACGCCAGCCGAACTCCTTGATGGACTCTGCCACGGCTTCCACGGCGTTGTCGTTGATGCGCGGGTTGCGTTCGTAAGGTTTTACGTCCGCGGTGTTCATTTGTACGATTTCCATAAGAAAATCTCCTTTTTTTGAGTTTTATATTTGCAAAACTGCGTCAAATGCTATATAGCTGAAGCAGTTTAACAGTAGGTTAAACGAATCAAGGAATTCCTGGAACCTGCATACTTGCCGCCAGCTTCTCCGCCACAAAAATGGCATGCGGTAAAGGGTGGCAATAGAAAATCTCCTTGGATGTTTGGTTTGTAAAATGACTTTTGAGTTTTGAAAAATCGGTAATTTCGAGGTCAAAAATTTTTTTATCAGCTGCAAGCAAGTCTGCTTTATAGCCTGCCTGCTTCCCCCGCCATCTTCCCTGATATCCCCAGGAAGGAACCATTGGAAATTCCATAGGATTCACAGATTCACCCTTATATACACGCGAACACGTTTTTGCGTGGGTGTACGAAAGCTCGTGTGAATTTGTGAATTGATAGAAAAAAGAAGATAATTATATATATATTTGTACTTAAATAGTATATTTTTTCTTCTTTTACCAATTCACACAACGATTCACAAATTCACAGAAAACTGCTAATTTTCCCATTTCCTTTTTATGGCTTCATTTGTGAATTTATAACTCTTTGCGAATGCTTCCGCGAATTACTCCAGCAGTTTGTAAATGCGCTTTTCGACTCTCCCGGTGGTGTCAATCAGAACTTCAACAGCCTGCTTTTCGGCCAGCGTTTCAATTACCTTTTTGAGTATATCGGCTGACTCATGGGTCTTGTTAAGCAGCTTGCTGTGCTGAAGTGTCCCTCCCGCCTGACGCAGATAGCGGATAACTTTTTGGCACTTCTCATCAAACACGTTCTCGTAAACGTAACTGTCGGCCATGAACAGCATGCGTTTTGTGAGGTGCTCAACAAAATGGAATGCCCAATCAACCGATTTCTCGGTTATCAGCGGTTCATACACGTTTGAGCTTATGCCGTGCAGGAGCGCGAGCTTGCATACCTTTTCATGGACACGAGCCCACAGCGCCATTGCCCCGGCTTCGTTATGCTTTTCATGAAAATGGTACTGCTCGTCGCAGTAAGCCTGCAGTTCTATAATTTTCTGCGTCGCCTCCGGGGTTTCGCTGATGATTAACGGCTTTGGATTCTCATGGGATAAGTTTCCTCCAAGGTCAAGGGTAACCAGATACTTCGCCGCCCTGATCAGAGAGTCCGGCGGAGCAATCGGCATCGCCATCTTGCCTTTCCCGCGACTGCCAGCCTCGACGATAATGCACCTGGCGACCAGCCCGTTTTCAAGGACACGGCGTGACAGAGATTCATAAAAATACTTTGGTATCGCCGTCCCGAAGATAACCAGATTCGGGTTGACGATATGGTTTACTTCCACCTGATCGCCAGTGTTTTTGAGCCTTGCTATCGCTTTTTTCCTTATCGGATAAAGCGAGTTTGACGCGCCATAAAACTTCAGGAGTTTTTCGTTAATGGATTCCGACTGACCGTCCTTGCTGTATTTCATGGTATTGAAGATACAGTCGAATTCGTCAGCCTGGAACAACATTGACGGATGCAGGAACAATGCATCCTCCAGGCCCGCCCCGGAAGCGAACGCATCGCCGATACTGTTGGCGACGTCAGATAAGAACGCCAGATTGAAATTAACCTTGCGCGGATGATCTTTGCCGGTTCCCGAGTCAGCCAGGGCTATAAGGTAAAGATTACTGCGGTTGTCGCGCTTATCCTTGACCTTACGACCAACCAGAAAGGCAAGGAATGCCAAAGCCCCGGTGAACGCCAGTACGCGGTTTGGATAAGGCGCGGTATCCATGCAGAGCTTGACCACGTCATTGACAAAGCCGGGGACTTTGAGCAGCTTCTCCGGCAGCGGCCCGGGATCGGGGAATAACGTTTCACATTTTTCCTGCTTGGTTTTATTCTGATTGAGAATACCATCAATATTCACCTCCGGGTATTCCTGCGGTGGTTCATAACATCCGGGTTCCTTGAGTTCCCGGAGCTTGAACCAGTCGTTGCCCTGACATGAATTGTGATGGCAGGTGAAAGCTATCGCACCGGACGGCTGTTCGATGAGTACGGCAGAACGGTTGTTGTGAGCAGGATTGAACGGGCATTCATTAAATACCCATCGCCTGCCGCCTTTCCATTCCTGCGGCTGTCCGAGTTCCGGACAGTATTGCGCGATCCAATCGTCAATGTTAAAGTTTGAGTTATTCGAAATATTCGAACAACTAACAGCTTCTGTTGTCCCGATAAGCTCCTTGAGTTTGTCCGTTGTCACAACTTCCAGCTTGTCCGGCGCTGAAATAAGCTTTGCCTTGCGGTGTGGCCTTGTTTCAATCGAATCTCCCTTACAGTTCATGGTTCCGGGAATGCGCCAGATACGAGCCGGGTTATGGACGGTGAGGTCAATATCTACCTGACCGTCGGATGCGCCAGCGATGGTCTGGATAACTTTCTGAACCATGCTTTCATCGTCTGACGGCAGGTCAATACGGTACATCAACTGTGCGCCATTACCCGAGTCCAGCATGATCGGTTCCGGCCAGTTGCATCCTGACAGAGCCTCCTGAATTTCCATTGCCTTGAGCATGGCGTTATCATGTTCTTCATTTGTGCTTGAAACGCCGCTGGGACGTTTGGCATCAAAATCGAGCAGCAGCCAGCGACGACAGAGGATATCCGCATCGGCGGTAGTCGGCTCGCGTCCGACAGCCCGCAGACGGTTATTGGCCCGAGCCAGCAGTGCCGGATTAACCGGGTTGACGGTCGCATAAGCTCCGCGATAGGTACGCAGTTTTGCCAGAGCGTCGGCAACGGCGTCAATGTGTTCAAAATCAAAGTAACCGGACTCGACATGCGGCCGCATATAATCGGCGGTTGTCGCGTCCAGTACTCTGATTTCAAAGACATCGCCGGGCTGAAACCACAGCTCCAAGGCTTTGATTATTTGTTGTTTGTCGATCATTATTCTCCTGAATCCGGTTTTAAAATGTTACGGTCGCAGTAAGTGTTGCCGCCGCGAACCAGTAGATGGTATGTTTGAAGTCTCCGTGCCAGCAGTAAACTATGGCGGCGGCAACGTCAAGAGTTATCAAAATTATCGGGAAAAGTTGTTTCATAGTCATATCTCACCTCAAAATGGAATGTCATCATCAAAATCATTATCGGGATAGTTGGGCGGAACCCATTCTTCATTATTGCAGTCGTTCCAACCCGGTTCAGGGATGTAATCCGGGATTTCGCCAAGCTCGTAATCGACGATCCGGTCAAACTTTTCACCGGCAACGGACTTGACGATAATCTTGCTTGCGTTTGCCAGCGCTCCATCATCGGCCATGGCAACAGCTTCCTGTGCCGAACTTGGCAGCGGAGCGTTGGATCGCTGTTTCCACCAATTCTCGAATTTTCGCCGGGCGTATCCAGTGTGTTCCGGGCATGCCCATTCGGATTTAAACTGATTGAACCCAATCAGATAGTCGATCCGCATTGTTTTGGGTGTTCCGGGTTCTGCTCCGCGTTTTTCATGAACCGCATACCAGGTATCCTGAACGTCATACGGCGTATAATCAACTTGCCCGGATAACACTCCTGCTGTGCTTGCCGTCTGCTGGATATTATTCTTTTCCGGCGGTGGAAATTCATACCCGCATGCCGGACAGGTCTGATAAGCGGCATGAATCAGCGCCAAGCATTCGGGACATTTCTTTGCCGGGGCTTCGCCTTTGCCGGAAGTTTTGTCCTGGACGGTTATCATGTCAACCGGGCCATGCCGGAGGATATTTTCACCGTAATCCAGCACCAAACAATCATCCTTACCGTCGCACAGCCTCGTCCCGCGCCCGATCATCTGAACCAGCAGACCGGGGCTGTTGGTTGGGCGCAACAACACAACGCAGTCGGTATTCGGCGCGTCGAACCCGGTAGTCAGAACATTGACGTTCACCAGAAATTTCAGGCGCGGCTTATATGAGAAGAAGTCATCAGCAACCTTTTCGCCTTTGAACCTGGAGATGATTTCAGCACGTTCGCCAGCCGGAGTTGAACCGGTAACGATAGCGCATTCCTGTCCGCTCCAATGGCTGATTTTTTCCGCGACATGTTCGCAATGTTCCACGCTGGAAGTAAAGATCAGCACACTCTGCCGGTCTTTTGTCAGCTCAACGATTTCACGGCAGGCGGAGTTTACCAGTTCGTCATTGTCCATCGCTTCTTCAATTTCCGAATTGATAAACTCGCCGCCGCGAATATGCAGGTTATCCAGTTTCGCCTGAACTCTGCCAGCCTTAGAAGTCAGCGGCGAAAGATAACCCTGCTGGATCATCTCTTTCAACCCGGCTTCATAGCAAATCTCATTCAGGAGATTTTCCGGTTGACAGATCAGTCCGCCTTTAAGCCGGAACGGCGTCGCCGTCAAACCGATCAGCCTTACATGCGGATTTATCACTTGCATATCCGCAAGGAAAGTCCTGTACATCCCGTCGCCATCCGGCTGGATCAGGTGCGCCTCATCGATTACGATCAGGTCAAATGAACCGAGGTCACAGGCTTTGTTGTATACAGACTGAATCCCGGCGACAATAACCGCATGGTCGGTATCGCGTGAGTTCAGCCCGGCAGAATAAACCCCGACATCCAACTCTGGGCAAAGTTTGCGAATCTTATCGGCGTTCTGCTCCAAAAGCTCCTTGACGTGCGCCAAGATAAGCACTCTGCCTGACCAGTTGGAAACCGCGTCGGTCGCGATTTGCGCCAGACACAGGCTTTTGCCAGTACCGGTTGGCAAGACCACGCATGGATTGTCATCGCGGGTACGCAAGTGATCATATACCGCATTAACGGCTTCTTGCTGGTACGGCCTCAGCTCCACTGCATACCCCTGATTTCAAGTCCGTTTTCGAATAATACCCGTTTGATCTCATCGACAAACATTTCAAACGCCATTAACGGCATGTTGAGCTGTTTGCGCACTTCTTCAAGGCTCCAGCCTTTCAGTAAATATGAACATATTTCCCGAACTGAGCTGTCTTGAATCCGGTTCATTGCCTTGCGGACTATTCTGATTTTCTGGTATCTGCATTGCATAATTCTTTCATCCTTATATAAACCATCCCGTCGGGTGGCATGACTTCTCGTTTGACTACGGTCAGTTTGTGAATCAGGCTGTCGTCCTCGTACAAGCCTCCGTGCGTAAAAGCATCCAGCAGGCACTTCAGTGAATTATCGACATCTCGCCTGCGGCGATCCGGCGGGTAAAGCTCGATATAGAGTTCCACCGGATCTGATGCTGTTTCGATATTTTCATTCCGCATCCGTGCCTGGATGTTTTCCCGGTAGCACCGACCCGCGCGGCTGATCAGCACGCGCGAGCCGACATGGCGGTAGTAATGATTCACGCTGGGAGGCCATGGCAGTTCAAACTCCCGCATTACTTCCTTGCCCATGGTGGATTGGAATTTCCGTTGGCCTGTGGCGGCGGAGTCGTCTTTGCCGCTGACACACGCGGGGCATAGCCTTTAATGTCGTTGCTTATATCACCGTTTTCCGGATTCTTCCGGCATCGGACGGTAATAACCAGTGGAAGGTTGTGCAGCTCAACCGAATCACGCGGCTGGATAACGTTGACCGCCCGGCAGATCGCGGAAAGATCGCCTCGCGCAATCTGCACCGCCTGAGCATTCGGGTTGTCGAGGTTAAGTCGGCTCCAGACTTTACGCCCTTTGTATTCGCCGTCGATTACTTCGAATGTCAGTTCCAGATACTGGCCGTTGCCATTTTTGGTCGGTTTCATTTCCGAATCAATGATGACAGCATTGTATTTGCCTGCCGGGATTGGATCAATACCTTTACTCGGTTCGACTTCGTTTGCGTTGAAATTAAGAGTAGCCATTTTTTTATGTCTCCTTATGGTTAAAATGGTTATTTGGTTTATGCCAGCACAAGCCTATGGGCATTGGTCAGCGTTGGAAAAATCGGTTTATACTTTGTAATGGGCATATCAGCCCCGGGACAGCGCATATGCTCGAAATACGCTTTGTCGGTGATTCTGTCGGTTATTATTTTGCATTTATCCCCGACATGAATCGGCTGACCGCAGAGGTCGCAGTTAACTTGATGTTCCAGTTTTACGATTTTTGTATTCATTTGTTTCCACCTTGAATGATTTCCTTTCTTTGAATTCTTCTTTTTTGCCGCGATTCCAGTTGCTTACCGGTCGGAAATATCCGCAGACGCGGCTGTATATTTCGGTTATTCTTCCACATTTAGCCATTATTCCCCGCCTTGACTGTCAGCCGTCTGATAAGCTTCTATGAACGCCTGCCAGGACAATGGAAGTTCGGACGGCAACCCGAAGCGATTCTTAGCGATACAGGCGGGGCTTCCGACCGTTCGCATGATCCGTTCACCTCCATCTGCTCCGATCGGAGAGGCAACGCCGCGCTCGGAATTAAAACCGCTTGCTTCTTTCTGTACCCGGAGTTTTTTGCTGGCAAACAAAACCGCGTCTACCCATTCATTGATAAGAGCGCAGGCGTGTTTGTGCAGTCGCGGTGTATACCGATCATAAGCGGCATTTTCCGGGTCTTCAAATCTTTCAACCTTGGAATGCGCGATCAGGATTACGATCATGCCGCGCATATCGCGGAGCTGTTCAAGCAGCCCGATGATTTTACGCCAATGGGTTAACGCATGGGTATAACCCCGGGCATAACCGCCATCGGCTTTTTCGATGGAACGGACGCCGTATTCCTTGCATACCTCGTCAAAGATCAGCCGTTCCAGCCAGTCGGCGGAGTCAATAACTACGGTCTGGAAGTCATGCTCTTCATCCCGCAGCGCGGTAAGTTCATCAATGACTTCGCTGAAGTTTTTTGCCAATGGAAACTTGCGGCAGTCGATTTCACCGAGACCGTCCTCGGTCTGAATAAAGATCGGGTTCGGGGCATTTGCCCCGAGGGTTGACTTGCCGATGCCTTCAGAACCGTAAATCATCAGGCGCGGCGGTTTGGATTCTTTTCCGGATTGAATGTTGTTGAGAATACTCATAGTGTTTTTCTCCTGGGATTATATGTTGTCAATTATGCGGATATCTTCGTAACCGGTCGGCCAGGCGTTGCTGATACAGCATGCCTTATAGCGTTCCAGTGCGGCGCGATTGATAGTTTCAGCCGCGTCCAGCACTTCTTCGGTAAGCTTCCAGACTCCGGCAGTAAACGGCTCGTTCTTTTCCACCGCAATGATGTGTATGGGAACGTTTACTCCGGTTACTTCGCGGATTACGGCCCGGTAAAAGGCGAGCTGGAGAACGTATCCGAAACGTCTGGCATCAGCTTCAAACCAATGCAGTTCATTACAGGTTTTCAGGTCGACAATCCCATGCTTCGGTGAGAACCAGTCCATTCGGATTTGGCAAGGAACGCCGCAATATTCTGCCCGGACAACGCCCTCAGCCACTCCCTCGGCCAGAAACTCTGCTGCAGCAGGATGCAGCCATACGGAAGTCTGAAGCTTTATCATCAGGCCATAGTCTTTGCCGGAGATGATTTCGCGTTCCTGGGATTCGAGCCAGTCGGCATAAGCTTTGCTGGCCTTTCCGAACGGTTCGCCGGTTCGAGGATTGATCGGTCCATCAGCGACCAAATAATCGTGGTCGAAAGCTGACCTGCCTTCGAGAATCAGGCTGTGGGTCGCCCTGCCAATGGTAAAGGCCGGGCTTTCGGTTTCAACGATTTCACCGAGTATTTTCTTGCGGTAGAGAGCCGGAGACTTCCGGAAGTCAGCCAAGAGATGGCTGGACATAAATTCTCCGCTGCGACTGCGGTCATGGTACATGTCCGCCGGTTCATGTGTAATGAGGTTTATTGTGTTCATCTTTGCTTCCTTGTCTGGTTTTTAATTGGATTGTTTCATGCCGTCAAGTATCCTATTCACGAAAAACAGGGGGGGTAGGAGATAAAAAACGAAAAAAATCATAAAAAAGTTGAAAATATACTTGTCATTGATTACTGTTTAGTATATATTAAACATGAACAACAAAAACAAAACTCCTTATATCGGAGGTTATATATGGAAGACAACAGGACATTTGGAGACATCATCCGGCAGGAACGTGAAAAGCGTAAGATCGGAAATCCCGAGTATTCGCTTCGAAAATTTGCCAAGGCGGTGGGCATCAGTCCTACTTTTCTGAGCAAAATTGAAACCAACGAGTTTGATCCGCCCAAGGCTGAGAAAATTATTAAAATGGCTGAGCTTTTAGAAATTCAGCCTGAAAAGTTGCTGGCAAAGGCAGACAAGATGGACCCTGAACTTGAAAGAATCGTTACCGAACAGCAGGTCGAACTCGCCAGTTTTCTGCGTACGGCAGACGGAATGTCATCCGAGCAATTGAAACGAATGGCAGAGGCGGCAAAGAAGATAAAACAGGATGGCGCGAATGACTTACCTGACAACCGATCAAATTGAATATGAGGCTGATAAGCTTCTATATGACTATGGTTTGTCGGTTGCTCCGGTAGCCGCACCGCCGATTCCGGTCGCCGAGATATTCGAATGCCATTTAAAGTTCAATCTGCAATTCGCCGATTTGCGGGCAAAGTATAACGATGACAAAGTGCTTGCAGAAATCTACATCCTGTCAAAAAAAATTGTTGTGGACGAATCATTAGACCCCGATGAACACCCCGAATCAGAGGGCAGATACAATTTCACGCTCGCTCATGAAATCGGACATTGGGTTCTTCACCGGCATGACGTTATCGCCGTGGCGGAAATTCCGGACTTATTCGGAGAAATTCCGCCGCCGGTTATTTGCCGTGATTTCAGTCCTGAGCCGCATGAGTGGCAGGCCAACCAATTCGCATCGCATTTACTGATGCCGAAAGAGTTCGTTTTGACTGAATGGAATAAATTTTATCCGGAAGGTTCGATGAATGTTTTTGCGGAAATTATGGAAAAACGCCAGCGGTTCCGGCTTGCGAGCGGAGACAGAAACCCGATATGTGATTGCGTCCGCAAAATGGCTCCGTTTTTTCATGTATCGTTACAGGCAATGCAATTCAGATTGCAAGCCTTGAAACTGCTTGATTTCAACAAACCGGAGGCGGGACTGTTTGATTGAGGAGCTTTTTTTTGTACTTTAACGTTTAGGATAACATAAACACTAATCACCATAATAAAGGAGAATAAAATTATGGCGGACTACATTACTGAACGGATGTTCAAACATCTCTCGGCTGATCACATCAACGGAGTTTTTGACTGCTTCAAGGTCGATCCGGAAATTGATCGGTGCAAAATCAAAAATGATGCCGGAGCACTGGCTGCCGTTTGGAACGCCAAGCTGAATTCCAAAGATCCGAATGTCACCCGGATGCACGATTTTCTGCAAAGCCTTCATGACTTTGCCGAAAGCAAATGCGATGTGACCCGCGTGGCCGAGGAACTTGCCGACGGGGGCGAAGAGCCTTATGACTTGCCGGAAGGGTTTAGGGATTGGACAAGGCATGACCAGGGCGCGTTCCTGGTGTTGAACAATGAAATGCTTTGGGAAAATCTGATCAGCATGATTTTTGCCGATGAGGCCAGCAACACCAGGTACTGGACTGTTTACAGCGGCTTGCCGGAAACCAATCCGGATATAACTCCGGAGAATATTACGCGACTCAAAAAGATGCTGAAAGAACACTTCGCGGAGGATAAGCATTCCAAGAGCTGCGATATTACGAACTATATAAGAGGGAGTCAATACTATCTTTTCGCCACGCTGGAGGACAAACCCAAATATTACGAAATTCAAAACGAAGCTAATACCGGCTTTGAACCCACGCCGTTGATTTTTCCGTTTCGCCTCATTTTCGCGTATGACGAGGAGCATGGAGAGTTCTCCATTTATGCCGAAATCAGCAAGGCGAAACTTGATCCGCTGGTTGCGAAGATTGTCAATATTCTGGTCGGCCACAAAGATGACCTTCAACGAATCGGCAAGCCATCCTATAACTTGAGCAAGCTCTCCCGGCGCGGATTTGCATTTCCCACCGACCCGAAGGACGGAATTGAAAGCGTTCGCGTCAAAGGCATCACCATTGCGCCCCTTGATGCGCCGCAGACAGAAATCTTTTTCAAGGATAAGAGCCGGGATATTTATGACTGCATTGATGATTTTGCCAATCGCACCAGATTAAAAGAGGACAACATCGAAGTCCGGCGAGTGGCCATTACCATGAAAATCAACAGCCCGGTTCTGAAGTTCCGATCGTTAACCTTTGAAATCGGACTGCATACCTGCACATTGAAAAGCATGGCGGAAGCGAAAAAAACGCTTGGCGAAAAATATATAAAAGAATGGGGTTTCAGAAATGAAGAAGCCGTATGACTTGCTGTGGCGATGCGCTCATAGTGCTAACCCAGTCATATCCCAAAGCCAGTTAATGAGCTTTCCCGAACCGTTGCGAAGCGAACTTCTGGACAAGAAATTCCTCGTTCCGACTGACAATGCCTGCTCAATTACGGTGGGAGAGAATGTTTTTGAGGTCCATCTCGTTGTGTTTGCCAGTAAAGAACCACAATTTTATTATACCGATGAATACGGTGAACTAAATCAGGTTGATGAGGATTTGCTGAGACAATACCGGATTGATTTTTCCCCACTTGTCAGACTTATTCACGACGGATTGTCCTGCCGCGGACAAATTGACGAAGTCCTGCAGGGAAGATTCTGGAAGATCGGTGCTGCCGGGCAGCAGTCACGAGAAGTGCATTTAGCCAGAATGTGGGAGTCCGACGCCGAAGTTCAGAAGGCCGTCGCCGACACAAAGAAAAGTTCATTGATATTTTATATCGGACGGAAGCCGCGAAGTTTCCAGCGCGACGATAATCTGATCTATGCCGTTGACACGCTGGTATCGTTTTGTGATAATGGTGTTCATTTTGACGGGCGTTGTGTCTTTGACAATCTTCGGGATATGATTGCATCCAGACCGAAAGTAACCCGGAAGAAAAGCCAGCTCAAACAAGACGAGCATCGGATAAAGGCTGAAAGACTTTTGCAGGGATGGTTCCGCTTCCGCTATGAAAATGCAAAACGTGTTTTACACGATGAGCGTCCCATCAATCCGGCAATAAATATAAATTTCACCAATCAAAAAGAATTCGCGGCAAAACTCGAAATTCCTCAGGCCGCCGTTACCCGAATGAAGCAGGAATGGGAAAGTGATATGCTCGGCTCCGGATTCATTTATGGCAAAATTCTATCTTCGCTCTCCAAAGAAAGCACGGATTATTTTATCGACCTCTATAACCAGTACAAGGAAAAATTCAAGGAAATAGGCATCGAATACTGATTTCAAATTTCAGTGAACGGCGATTTTGAAATCGCCTAATAAAAAATATTGGCTTGCAACGCGCTCAGTATAAGCGAATTGCAAGCCTTTTTTAATTTCAGGACGGAAAAATCTGAAATCTCCCGCCGGTTGGTTCCACTGGCGCGGTTGCCGGTGGACGCAAACACCGAACCACGAGGTTTCAGATGTCCTACAAGACAAATCCGTCCGCCGCGTCCAGCGCGGGTGCCGCCGCAAATGCTCTTTTCAACGTCAACGTCCGCAAGGTTATTTCCATTCAAGCCGCCAGATTGATCAGAACAGGTGTATTTCCTGATCATATGCGCGAGGATTTGGAACAGGAGCTACTTGTCATCCTGCATAATGAATCAAGGAATTTTGATCCGGCGAAAAGCTCTTTTTCAACCTTTGCCAAAAGAGTTCTTGCCAACCGTTCCCAAAACCACATCCGGAATGTTCTGACCGCGGCCCGGCATAACGGTGAATATGGAATTGAAAACATTTCCATTTATGAACGGGTCGGATCTGACGGAAAAATTGTCGGTGATTTTATAAATTTCGATGAAGTCAGAATTCAAATGGGATATCAATCCCGTTCCGAATGTGAGATGAAAGAATTACGGGAATGCATAGACCTTGCCCTGTCGCGTCTGCCTGTAGCGTCCCGGGAAATCTGCCTGGCAATTCTTCGTGGCGAAACGGTGAGCAGTCTGGCCAAAGCTCATGGGATGGACGTTTCATGGTTTCGCGCTAAATACCTGAGTTCGCTTCGCCCCATATTCATTGATGCTGAAATCAACGGGTTCTGAGGAAGGAGGCGATCATGAAACGAACAAAAAAAAGCATTGTCAGTCCAGATGACAAGTTCCCTGAAACTATTCGCCGAACGATTGATTTTGTTTCGGACATTGTGCTCAGAATCCATAAAAAAAGACTGGATAAAGCAGTCATTCCACGCTTAAGTACAACCACAGTCAATGAGGTAAATCTATGAAAAACAACGAATTAATAAAACGGCGCATTAAGGCGCTGAATCAGCTCGGGCTATTCGAGTTGAAAGAAAAATTCTTCGACCTTCATGGCTTCCAATGCGGCGAAACTACCGTGCGGAATTTGCGTAAGCGGCTCGCCTGCCGGATGCAGGAAATCTGCTACGGCGGAGTGTCAGATGAGGACATGGCGACCCTGGAAGCACTGGCCGACCGTGACCCGTTGGCCAATCTCCGAAACGTTGCGTCCACACGGCTGAACATGGTCAAAGGCACATGTTATATTCGGGTCTGGAAAGGCCGGGAATATGAAGCACGCTCGTCCGGAGACGGCTCATTCGAGTATGATGGACGGAAATTCAAATCGCTGTCGGCTATTGCCCGTGAAATCACAGGAACTCGCTGGAACGGCAAATTATTTTTCGGGGTGAAATAATGAACGAACCTATCAAAACCAAACGGTGCGCAATCTATACGCGCAAAAGTGTTGAAGACGGGCTTGAGCAGGAGTTCAACTCGCTCGACGCTCAAAGGGCTGCCGCGGAAGCCTATATCGCCAGTCAGGTGTCCAACGGCTGGGTCTGTCTCCCGGCTCGCTACGATGACGGCGGCTGGTCAGGCGGCAATATCAAACGTCCGGCTCTGCAACAGCTTCTGGCAGATGCGGAGGCCGGGAAAATTGACATTATTATCGTCTATAAAATTGACCGGCTTTCACGCTCCATCTGCGATTTCGCGGAACTGAGCAACAAGTTTGACCAGTGGAACGTATCCTTCGTCGCCGTGACACAGGAAATCAACACGTCCTCAAGCTCCGGGCGCATGATGCTCAACATCCTCATAACCTTCGCCCAGTATGAACGCGAAGTCATAGCCGAGCGCGTTCGCGACAAGATGTCGGCCAGCCGCAAGCTCGGCAAATGGGTCGGCGGCACTGTTCCGATGGGATATGTTGTCAAAGCGAAGAAACTGAAGATTGAACCGGAGGAAGCCGAAGTCATACGCCGGATATTCAACCGGTTCCTGATTATGCAATCCCCGAAGCTGATTGCCACGGAACTGAATGCTGACGGCATTCATACCAAGCAGGGCAAGATTTGGGACACCGGCCATATCTACCGGATTCTGAACAATTACACCTATATCGGCGAAGTCAACTATAAGGGCGAGATATTTCCGGGCGAGCATAAAGCCATAATTGACCGTGAAGTATGGGAAAAGAGCCGGGTAATTCTCAAGGAAAACTCGCTCCCGCTATCCGGCACCAGAAAAATAGAAAACATTGCTCCGCTGAAAGGTATTTTGCGCTGCGGTCATTGCGACAGCGCAATGACTCCGACCTATACGAACAAGAACGGCAGACGTTACAATTACTACCAATGCGCAAAAGACCGCAAGCGCGGAATAAAATCCTGCCCGGTCGGGCTGATTCCTGCAGGAGAGGTCGAAAGGATCGTATTCGACAATCTCGGAGCAATCCTCAATGCGCCGGAAATTGTCGCCGCGGTATCGCGCAAAACGAAAATTCGGGCTCGGGAAGTGACAGCAATTTTTAATGCCGAATTCTGGAACGAGATAACACCGGGCGAGCGTAACTGCCTCGCATTCATTCTGATTGATCGGGCCGAGGTAAAACGTGATGAACTTATACTGGAAATCAAAACTGAGGGCGTCAAGTCCATAATCGAGGAGATGAAAAATGGCAAAGATTGAAGTATTGGAAAACGGTAACGTCAGAATCCGAGTTAAAACGATTCTGACCGGAAACCTGAACCGCAAGAGAATAGTAACCCCTGAAGTCAAGAATAACGGGCCGGAACCAATCATTATGGCCTTGGCGCGGGCATTTCGCTGGCAGGAATACATTGATAATGGCAAGTTCAAAAACGCTGCCGAGCTGTCGTTGGCCATAGGTAAGGAGCCCGGGCAGGTAGCACGAACGCTCCGATTGACACTGTTATCTCCGAAAATCATCGGACGGATTGTTGCCGGCAACATACCGCAAGGCCTGACACTGGCGAAACTCCGTCAAGGTATTCCAGAACTTTGGACGGAGCAGGAATGTATGTTTTTATGA